ACTGATCTTCAACGTCGACAACAACCCCGAGTACATCCACCCGAGGTGGGATTCCCTGCAGGTTGGTCCTGAGCCCCACCACAAGTCCCTGCTGCACATGCTTCAGCGACGCCATGTCGCCAACACGATCGTCGTATGCGAATCGTTTCAGAACCGCCGCCCTGTGGATGCCCCGGCGGTGGAGCTCATCAGCTGCGAGTACATCGGTATCGTCAAGTTGTTCCAACAAGAACGTTCTGGGGTAGAAGTTGTCTGGCAAACACCGGGAAAGGTTATTCCTCCCAAAAGCAAGCACGTCGCAGGAGGATTCTGGACTGACGACAAGCTCAAGCAAGTCAACAGTTACAGTCCAGGAAAGCGGCACGCCAACGACGCAATGCGACACCTCCTCCACTACATGGCCTTCACTATGGGGCGCCGAGATCTGTTGGAGCCCCTCCGATGAAGTGCATCGTCTGCTACCTCCACCCGTACTTCAAGAACAACCGTGCGACGATGGTAGTGAACGGACACTCCGTCTGTCGCGATCATGTGCCTGCTGCACGGAAGTCGACGCACATCGACGTCGTCCTGGATCGCATGCACAGTCTCTTCGACTTCGACGGACAGTCGAGCTCTTCGGATACTCCGTAGTTGCTTTCTTCTTAGGCATCGCTGCCTTACTCGGTGGCATTGTCTGTGCATTGTTCGTCCTGTCCCACATCTGAGCAAACGAAAGCCCCTCACCCAGGACTACTCCGGACCCGCATTCGGAGTGGGTGAGGGGCTTTCTTACTCCCTAGACGCCCGACTAGGGAGCGTTCGGAGGGTTGATAATAGTCGGCTGGACCGGAACGGTCACCTGCGGGGGATTGTATACAGGCTGCACCGGAGCGCCCAGCAGCCAACCCATCTGAGGCCACTTCCCCTCGGCCCACCTGACGGCCAAGTAGTATGCGTAGCCAACACCGAAGGTCAGCAACGCGGTCAGCCAGCCCTTGATGTCATCGGGGATAGACAGACCAGTGTGTACGATCAGGAAACTGATACCCAGGCCTACTAAGTATGGAACACCCGTACGGATGGCACTAAGAGCCTTATCATTAAGATTCATTCTGCGTCTCCTTCTGTGCTTCCCTGTAGTCACGCCTATCCTTGATCAGTACACGGATCATCAATGACAACCGTTGCGCAACTACCAAGAAGACCATTGTGGCGATTACGTACTGAGTCTCCATTCGATATGGGAGCCCAGGAAAGATAAGTCGCAAGACGGTGTTAAAGTATGTCAGAGTAACAACAATGGAGAACCACATCAAGTGGCGACCCATGCGACTCCTGAACCAACCTGACGTGAAGCCGTACAGGAGTACAAAAGCTAGCGACGCAAAGAATGTCGCCACTATGACGGTTACACCATAAATCATCATTGCTTACCGTCCGAGAGCATCGCCTTGTAGATGTCGAGTGCAAAGTGGTTGTACCTACGCTGCCTCCTCAAGTCTTCCATAACTGGCTTGGTCTCAGCTGCTAGTGTCTTCGCACGTTCCAATGCCTCTGTGGAATCCTGTACGGCTGCCTCAGCGCGCTCGAGTGCAGCCTCTGCAGCCTCTGTCGACATGGGCTCCTTCTTAACCTCGTGTCGCCTAAAGAGCCACATTAGTCACGCCCTTCCGTCAGTTCACGCTGCGCTCCCTGCGCTGCATTGCGAACCCCCTGAAGGATAGCAAGAGATGTCCGACCAATTTCGAGACACTCCTGTAATGCCTTTTCTTGTTCCTTACGTACTGATGCTTCTCGCTCCCGTGCAGTCTCAGACCTGTTGTAGGCCTCTTCCCACGTCTTCGCAATCTTGAAGACTTCCTTGATACGATCATCGAAATCATCGTGCACTTGCTTTAGCGTACTACGTGGAACGAGGCGACCTAACAGGATCAGAAAGACGACAAGGGACAAGATACCACTCGCGCCCCCCTGTACAATGAACCCGACAAGTTGCTCGTTCACTTCGCCCCCTTAATGCGTGTTTATGTGTGACTCAAGCTTGGCAATACGCTTTTCGAGGGACTTGATGTAGTCGAGCAAATCACCCTGTGGAGTGACTCGTGACCTGAAGCTGTGTGAGTCAGCAAGTGCTTGCCTAGTCATCACCTGCTGACCTTGAGACGGATGTGGATTAGGATCTGTCATGATACACCTGTCAGGTTCATGATGTTGTCGATCGTAAGGTTGACCGTCTCAGGACCGTTCTCACTCGCAGGCGTGAGGCTGTAACCGACAATCCTTGTGACACCACTTACAGGACCGTTAGGGAACCTGTAGGGATCATCAATCATCAGCTTGACATTGTCACCAAGGTTCCAGTCTCCGAATGCACCGGGAACACTTCCGTCAAGAATAATCGTCGGCGCAAGCATTGGTGGCTGTGAGTTAGTCAGAGTAGCAGTGGTAATGGCATTCAGTGTGTTCTGGTCTTCAACTTCACTAACCGTAATGCGAACGTCTAAGCCAGGGTAGCCCTGAGCAAGGTTCGACGCGTTCGTGTAGATCTGCCGAGGCGTCAAAGCACCGTTTGCCTTACCAATTGCCAACACGCGGTTCGCTGCCTGAACAGCATTCTCGGGCCACCAGTACTCTGCGATGCCACCAGGATACTGAAGATCAACACCTGAGATAAGTGCCTGTGCGACAGGAACACCGATGCGCCAGTAAGTCGTAGGAGGGTTTTCAACCAGGTCCCACCTACCTACAATTAGCGACGGAACCCTGTTGCCATTGACATCCTTAGTCGGCTTGATATAGTACTCAGCACCAGCCTGGACCATACTGTCAATGAAGTCGCCCCACGAGTTGTAGTCCGTTCCGACGAACGTCCGTGTCAACGTTGTGCCTGTACCCTGTAGTGGTGGTAGCTGCACACCGACATTGTAACCAGTGTACCCTTGAACAACTGACCAAGCAATGTTGACGAAGTCCTGAGAAGGTTCAGTCGCAGCTGCATCTACAGCGTTGTAAACCTGGTGTGGATATGACTCGAACGTTTGCGCACTAATTTCATACGTGCGACCTGTAGCTTGATACGTTCGACTCCAAACGATTCCACACCAAACGGGTACATCATCACGGTCAATCCACAGGGCGGTCCTGCCAGGTACTGTAGCATCCAGTAGGTCTCGGACTGTGCGACCTGGAGTATCTCCGCGGAATGTCCCAGTAAACTGTCCGACCTTGCTACCGATCTGTCCGGACAGGAACGCTGAGAAGTTAACTCCGAACATCGCACTGCCGAGCTCATCCAGGAGAGCATGCGTCAACAGGTCGTAGAAGTAGTACTTGTATTGAGTCATCGCCGCCCTCCTGAATGAGTCGAATCAGCTGTGCGGTGCAGCGACGTTGAGCGTTCCGGTGCCGTTCAGGCTAACGTTGATCGGACCAGAGATGTTCGGAGTCAGTGCAGCCAAGGAAGCAGCAACAGCATCCACCTTGGCGGTCAGCGCCTGCACGGCGGCAGCAAGCTTGTCCACCTTGTCGTTGGTATAGGTGATCCACTCAGCAGCGGTAGCGGTGCGGCCGCTACCGTCATCAATCGTGAGCTGGTCGTTCCAGTTCATGGTACCCTCCGAGTTTTGCCCGAAGTTGTCCTTACGGGCCTCGTTGACGTCGCAGCCGACACCGCCTACGGTGACCGTGCCGACACGCTGGAACAGGTGGATACGAGCGTCTTCTTGACCACCAGACCATGCTGCGGTCTGCCACGCCCAGTCGGCAAGGCCAGCGTCTAGTGCTCGAGATACTGCGTAGAATCCACCATAGATACCGACGCGTGTCAGTGGTAGGACACTGAGCACACCATCGAAGTAGTCTCCGACCGGTCCGAGCTTAGCTCGAGCCGTGTTGTTCCCTGGAGCATAATCAGGGATGTCGAAGTCTACTGCGAAGTAGATTGGGTTGTCGGGAAGGCCAACGTTGACAGCCTGTGCCTGCGCTGACTGGGCATCAGCAACACCTGCTGCATGGCCTTCAGTTGCACGGTCAGGCTGTCCAATGATCTTACGTTCCCAGACCATTGCAACCGCGACGCCGTTACCGTGCATGTCGTTAACTTCTGTCGCACTAAGGTTAGTACGACCAGATAAGCCATTGTCCAGGTAGCGAACGACGAAACCATATCTTGCCGCTACGACTTGTGCGCCAGAAGGGCGTCCCTGGGAATAGTCCAGTCCTAACATAATACCTCCATTAGCTGCTGGGCCAGGCAGCTACCTGCTTGACGTGCAAGAAGCAGCCACCGAAGTCGACTTGTAGGGCGCCAGAGCCTGCGATCTGCACTGCGGCCATATACAATGTCTTGGTACCTGTAAAAGGCCCGTACCAGCTTCGATAGGATGACACAGATGTAAAGTTTGTAACACTTAGCGTACCAGGTACAGCACAAACTTCTGTACCTGATACACTACCGTCGCGGCAGAAGAAGTCCCAGCGAGTTCCCGAAGTTGATGCCCAGGACAGAATGAAGTGCGCTTCGATGTAGTAAGACCAGCCTGGGTCAGCAAGCGCTAGTGTAGTCAGAGTGGCAGGGTTCGTGCTGCTTGGTCCATACTGCGTACCACCGAACCAGGATCCCTTAGTGGTAACAACTGCGGCCGAGTTAACGCCCATCCAGGCGCTCGATACTGAATCCCATCCCTGAATAGCACCGTTGTAGTAACGCAGGTCACCATTCTGGATACCTGCGTCACCAACCTCGAAGGACTTGATCGGCCGAATACCGCCACCGGCGATGAGCCACCTTCGCCGGTCGATGATATCTGTGCTCAAGATTTGTGTGGTCGCAGCACGAACATTCACATAGGCCAGTACCATCGAGTTGGTAGGTAGCACTGACTCGTCAGCAGTACCCGTAGCAGGGTTACCAGTAGCGACGAGCAAACGCTGGTCGTTGTTCGCACCAGCATAAGCAGCGTCGCGAACGTTAGCGTAGACAATGTCGACACGAAGGCGTGTGGGGTCGGAAGTGGCAACAGCCAACGTCACGTCAGCATCGTTGAAGACACCATAATTGCCCTGCGTCAGTGAGTCAGTACCTTCAATGATGCCCTTGCCTCGATGGACAAGAACAGACATATTCGGAGAAGACTGAGGGTCGACCTTGAAACTGTTCGGTCCCATCAGGACGCCACTCGCCGACGACATCGTCGTCAACGTGTTCGAGCCCGTAGTACGTGGCTTCCCGTATAGCGACGTCGTAGCCAGTCGCGTGAGCTGTGCTGAGTGGTTACTCAGGTTTTGGAAGAACCCACCAGGGGCAACGATTGCCATTACAGCCACCCATCGAAGTTGGAAACCGTTCCCGAAATGGTACCTGAGTCGGTCAACAACTGTAATTGTGTCTGACCAGACTGAAACTTGAACCAGTTCTCTTGTGTCACTGAACCGCGGCGGCTAACACCATTGAGCGTCACACGTCGATAGGACATGTCGAAAACTAGTGTATCGGTGCCACCTATCGAAATGCTGGTACCAAGTGTCTTGCCTGTATTGTTGTTCAAGATCTTGATGTTAGTACCACTACCTTGAATCGTAATGGTACCGCCAACCTCTTTGTTGCCTTGGTTGACAACGATCAGGGATGACGGAGTATACGCGCCACCGAAGCCAAAGTTGAAGGCCAGGTTGAATCCGAATCCAGGGAAGACGCCACTACTATTCGTACCCTGCGTGGACCTCTGCAATGTTCCATACACCACAGGATCAGCTGCTACGAGTGTAATCTGAAACGCAGCAGTATTAAGCCTGCGTGCAGGATCCCAATCGTACTTGAACCCAAGGCTCTTGCAGAAGATCTGCCTCTGCGAGTTGCCTGGTTCCTTGATGTATAGGGGCGTATCGTTCTTAGACGGTCCGTAGTTTGCCTTGCACAGGTCCAAGTAAGGTCCGATAGGGTTAATCTGACCATAGCAAGTGCCTGAGATAACGATGGTGCGAGGATCCATGTACTCAGCCGCGACGATGCCACCATCGCGCCCATCCAGAGCCTTTGTCGACGAGCGGAACGATCCGGAGTCTAGTCCTGTGACCTTGTCGACATCGAAGAAGGGATCGTACGAGTTGACTGGGTCACTATTGAGCAGCACACCGCCTGATCCGAACTGGAATGTGAAGTCATTCAGAATGGGAGTCGTCACCTTAACGCCTCCTAGCCAGTTCCCAGCCAAGGTCGGCTGCATGCTTTTGCGGATTGATCTCTTGCGTGGTAATGTAGAAGTGCTGCACTACAGTCTTGCCTTGGCTGCGATTACTCAGCAGGCCACTCAACTGCTCTTGGGTAAAAACCGCTTCGGGCTTCGAGGTCTCATTGTAACCCAACTTACCCGGCATCAACCAGCCACCATTGGCATACCCACCAGGCTGGTCCATCGCAGCTGAAATTGACCCGTAAGAGTGCAGCGCGTAGTTCAGACCTGCGTAGATGTTTGCCAATGGGTTCGTGATACCTAGGTTACGGAACGGCCCAGCGTAGGCATCGAAGGTTGGTGGAATGACCTGCATGAGACCCTGTGAAGGCATACCAGCCTGAGCATTGGAGTCCCACAGGTTAATCGCGTTTGGATTGCCACCCGACTCCTGATTCATCCTCCGTAGGACAGATGGAATCAAGGATGCAGGTTGCCCAAGCATCGCCAAGACCTGCGCAACCAAACCTGTATAGGAATTAACGTCGCCACCACCTCCGCTGAAGAGGGAAGCTGCGAAGTCTTCTGCCTTCTTGACAGCGCCATCCAAGACCTTGCCTGGGATGGATGCCAGTGCCTTACCCCATTGGTTATTGGCGATGTGCTGTGCCTGGTCAATCGGCCCCTGGAACATCTTCTTCACAGATCCCACAGGGTCGGAGAAGAAGTCTGCAATGCTAGACCCGATGCCTGCAAGCCAGCTGCCCGCATTGTTGAAGAAGTCGCCAATACTTCCGATCAAGCCACCGTCGGCATACGTGCCCGCGCGCATGGCTTCTAGCGCTCCGAAGTACCTGCCGGTCTTGTCTGCAGGCATAACATACTCACCATTAGACAACCATGCAGGAACCATGTCGTCGCGAGGGCCACCCGGTCCGTAAACAGGGCCGCCATCGGCTAGGTGCAATTCGTTCAGCTTACCTAGACCGAACAATCCAGCAATGCCATTCCACAGAGGTACGATGCCACCGTTGTAAACGATGTCGATGACCCACTGCACCGGGATCTTGCAGAAGTCCTCAATCTTCTTGAAGGTGTCGCCAAGGAAGTTGACACCATCCCAGAAGGTCTTCTTCAACCATTCCCAGAAGCTGTTCCAAAGACTCTTTGCCGTTTCAACAATTACATTCCAGATGCCATGAATGAACTGCTCGAAGTCCTTCCAGATATTGATAATAAAGTCTACACCTGCGAGGAAGATGCCCTTGAGAATCGTCCATGCACCAATTGCAATACCCTTAATGATCTCCCAGAAGCCGTTGAAGATCTCACCAATGCCGTGCCAGACACGTTCCCAGTCGCCACTAAAGACACCTACGATGATGTCAATGAGACCTGAGAGGATGTCCCAAATACCAGTGACAACACCCTTGATAACTTCCCAGATGCCCTGGAAGACGGCCTTGACAATATCCCACAGGAATGTCAATGCGTCGGCCATAGCCTTCAGGTTGGCACTGACGATTTCCTTAACGTAAGGCCAAATAGCCTGGAACCATTGGACGATAGGATCAATGATCTTCTTCACGTCGGGCCAGATCTTATTGGCCCAGTCAGAAATCTTCTTCCAGATATCTATGATGAAGTCAGCAATTGGTCCCCAGGCGGCCTTGATGCTGCTGCTGATATCCTTCCAAAGCGCTGCGAGCTTGTCGCCAATTTGTGACTTGATCCAGTCATAGACCATCTTGAGCTTGTCTATGACAGCGTTCCAGACGCTGATCGTAACGTCGCGTACTTGATTCCAGTGCGTAACAATCAGAACGATGACTGCAATGATAGCCGCAATGGCAATGGGGATCGCGAGAAAGATTCCGAGCATGGCAATGAACGGGATACCAACTAGTGCGGCTACGCCACCCAAGGTAACGAGTGCACCGGCTATCATGATCACAGCACCCAGGACAACCATGATAGCTGCACCGATGGCAACCCAGCGAACGATGTTCTGCTTCAGGCCATCATCAAGACCGTTCCACCACTGCAGTACACCCATGAGTGCCTGAATAAGTTGATTCAGGATCGGTAGGAAGGCCTGGCCAACAGTAATCTGGAGTGCCTGCCAGTTGTTCTCCAACAGCTGCGACTGGTTGACTGTGGTGTCAGCCATCTGCCCGTACGCCTCTTCGAAGGCACCTGCAGAGTGGTTCATATCGCCAACGAAACCCTTGAAGGCGTCCGCCTGGTTCTTCGTAGCAGTAACCATGTCGTAGAAACGACGTGCCTGAATTGTACCACCAGCACCCAGGAATAGGTCATGCAGAGCTGCCGAACGCTGAGGATCGGTCAGACCAGCCATCTTCTCCTGGAGCTGGCCCATGACCACTGCCATGTCATTGAAGCCGCCCTTGGAGTTCAGGATCTGAACACCCATGGCCTGAAGACGTTCGACGACCTTCGGGTTCGAGAATGCATCCAGGGAACGGCCAGCAGCCGCCGCAGCCCCCGCTGCACTCAGACCATTTCGAGTCAGGAATGCCATCATACCTGCGAGCGTCTCGTACGACTGACCCGCACGGACAGCAGACGGAACTGACTGGCCCATGACCGAGGCGAACTGCTGATACGTACCGACACCGACTCGGTGCAACTGGAAGTTAACGTCTAGGACGTGGTTGACGTTGTCAATCGGAATGTGGTAAGCATTCATGACTGTCATCGTCGCACGTGCAGCAGTCTGGAGGTCAAGCTGACCTGCAACAGACTCCTTAGCGAATGCCTGAAGAAGTGTTTGGGACTGTGGTGCATTGACATCGATAGTCGAGAAGATGTCGAACAGACCTGATGTCAAGTCCTTAATCGGCACAGCAGTCTTTGTTGCGACGGCAATGATCTCGTCACCTAGCTGCTGATTGCTGACCTTAGTGGTAGTTACCTGTGTCTGGACACTAGCAATACCCTGCTCGAACTCCTTCGCAGCACCAGTAGCTGTAGCCATAGCTTCGAGCGTCTTGACACCTACATCGGCCATACCAAGACCGACAGTAGTAAGTGCCGCACCCGCTAGAATCTGTGACTTCGCAGAAGAAGCAGCAGCCTTATCCACAGTACCAAAGTTGCTAGACAAGTGCTGCAGGACGCTAGAGATCTCGTCCTGAGCACGCATGATGAGGAGGACCTCCCGCACGCTAAGGCTCATTCGGCCCTCCTCATCATGTACTCTCCTGCTTTGACTTCTCAGCCTGTGCTGCAATCACTACACCCATAGCCTCAACCCAGAATGGGTCCTGGTCTAGAAGTCCACCAGCTGCTGGCAAACAGTTGAGGCTTTGACACAAAGACACCACAGACAAAATGTTCTCAACGTCGACGTCACCCTCGGCGTGTCGTCCGTCGCTTAGGACTGCGCGTCGGACACGCCACCAGAGTTTCCCCCTTCGTCCTCCGGAGGCTCGAAGTTGTTCATCTCGTCGATGCGCGTGGAGATCTCTTCGCCAATGATCGGGTCGAGGCGCTGGACGTCGAAGTCGGTCGACAGGTTGAGGAGGTTGCCTGCCTTGTCTTCGAGGTTGTGTTCTACAACGCAGGTCTTGAAGTCGAACAGCGTGGACTGAAGAGTGAGCATCTCCAGCGAGCCAGAGCCTGCATCCTTCTTCTGACCACGGCGCTGCATCTGCATCGTAACCTTCATGGCATTCTGCTGACGGATCAGCTTCTGGCCATAGGTCATCTTCCGGAGGACAACGAAGCCTCCAGGACAGGACTTCAGATTGAACTTGTCTGTGGAATCAAGGTCCACAACAGCTGCGGGCATTGGAACCAACTCTCCTATTTCTAATCTCTCAGCTAGCCTACAGACTAGCGCTAGACTCAAGTCCCTTTGAGTCTAAGCTATGGAACCTGCAAGCCAACTAGAGAGCGTAAGGGCGTTCTTGATCTTGATTAGACTTGCTTAGACTCTAGGGTTACGGATAATCGGACCACTGAGAGGCCACACACCGACCTGAAGATGAAGCGCGACGAAACAGAAGCCGAGGATCACCAAGTCGAGGCCACCCGGATGAACACCGAATAAGGCCAGGATGAAACAGATCAGTGCAAGTAGAGCGGCCATGACAACTCCTATGGGGTCATATTCTCCGCGGTAACAATCTGAATGGTGTAGGCATTGCCTGTGGCGGGATCCTGCGTGTTCTGGTACACGATCTTCGATCGCAGGAGGTCGCCCTGGTTCGACAGGTTGGCAGGCTCGTACGTGTCCTTGATACCTGCGAGCACGTCGAGCTGGACGATCTCGCCCGTAACAGCCTTCACTGCCTTCATGCGAATGGCCTGAGCGGTCAGTGCCTTGAAGGCATCGTAGTCAGCACGTGACTGGAAGTCGCGGTTGGCCGTGAAGGTGGTCGTGCGCTCCTTGTACTGGATGAACTGAGCACCACGACCAGTATTGCGCAGCCGGTAGTTTGGAGTGGCATTGTCTGTGGTACTGAACTCGAACGTGTCCGTATCGAAGATCTGCGTACCGGTCGGGATCTCGATGTCGTACTCACCAGCACCGAACGGCTGCGCCTGGTTGGTCGTCCAGTTAGGCGTAGGCAACGCCTGAACGGTTTCGTCCGAACCCATACACGTATACGTCGCCTGAAGCTCACCGTTGGCAATGGTGTACTTGGCAGTACCGACCACGACACCAGTGTAAGCGAACACGATACCGTTACGCACGACCGTAACAGACATCGTACGTCCAGCCACTGCAGCAGCTGAAGGCGTGAAGGTATACGTGTACTTGCCCGAAATTGGGCCCGTCTTGACAAGGGTAGTACGACTAGCCCTGTGCATGTAGACCATAGCATCGGTCAGGCCCTCGATGACGATGTCACCTTCGACGTGGACGTCACCGGGCACACCACCGATGTTATCAACCGACTGCCTAATCGGACGACGCCACTGAGTCGCCTGAACGAACTTCAGCGTCTCCGACAGGATCGGGAAGAACTTCACCGGTGCAGTGTAGATGTTGTTGGCAACGGCGGTGTTGGCCGTAGGCTGCGCACCTGCAGGAGATAGCGAGCCCGTGTCCAGGTAGGAAACAGCGCCTGCTGCCAAGCCTGTGACCAGCTGGAGTTCCGTACCAGCTGCACCGTTGACTGCAGTGCGGTAGATATTGTAGCCCGTGGCACCATTGACCGCTGCCCAGTTCACTGTGTTCGAGGAAGTCGAACCAGTTGAAGTGACAGACTGCTCGTTGCTGACTGTGGTCTCACCAGCAGCGTTGGTCGCCGTGACCAAGTATCGCCAGATGCCTGCGGCAAGAGTACCGCCTGAAGCTGAAGTCGTCGCAGCAGCCTGTACCGGAGGAGTGAGCTGTTCGAGAGCCACTCCCAGGAAGCCGCCACCACCAATACCATAACCCATGTAAACCACCCTTACTGGTTGTAGCCCGGCTGCATCGGCAGATTAGTGCGGCTCTCTGCAGTGACATTAAGACGCGCTGCACGATACTCTGTCATGGAACGAGTAGCATGCCCGAATTCAATTTGTTCAACCAAACAGTTGATGACTAGGCCACCAATCGTTGGGTCGGCATGAAGTAAGGTCTCGATCGACTCAGCCATTTGGTTAGCCTGGTGCGAGTTCACTTGTACGTCCTGCACCATGCCTACCAGGATCATGACGAAGACCTGGAAGTTGTTGGTCGTACGCCTAGGAGCACCTGCAAGGATGCGCGTCTTCGTACCTGGCATGACTTCCACAGAGGGTGTGCGTGGAATCTTGTGCTGCTCGCCATACCAGATGTCAGCAATGCCCAGCGCAACTTGGTTGGCTGTGATGATGTCCTGGATGGCCGTTGTGAAGGTTTCCAGACTATCTGTTGGTCCAGGCATCAGCCCCCCTTGAAGCTAGCAGCGACAAGGCGCATCTTCAGCCAGTTGTCGAATACCTGATCGATCTTCGGGAGGTCTTCATCCTGGAACATGACGAACGGCCGTGCAGGGATGGTGTGCGCCCGGTCAGATCCACCCCCTGCACTGCCGCCGCCAGCCATGGCCGACTTCAACTTCGCATCGAGCTGGGCCATGACTTGCTTGGAAGCCTGTCCGGGGCTAAGCTTCACACCCTTACGTGCAGCCCTCTTGATGGCCGAGTTGATCTGTGTACCAACGTTGTTCTCGTAGCCACCTTGATGAACTGCACCGTACCAGACTCTGGGAGGAAGCTGCTTGATGATCGCGTAGTCCTTAGTGATGTCCCACATGGTCATATAACCCATGTTTCGCATCAAGGCACCGGATCGAACCAAGATAGGTCCAGACTGTCCAGCACGTGAACGGATAACCTGTGTTGCCTCAGACAGAGGTTCCCATGAATCAGGACGCCCACCTGCCTGGAAGTTTGCCTGGATCGAGGGAATCATGACCGAGCGAACTGCTTCAGTCAGAGGCACCCTGAACGATCGAATATCAATGCCCATCTTATCGACATCACGCGCCAAGATACCAATTGAGGGCGAGAAGTCGAAGGCCTTGATAACAGAGTCGGTCCTGAGACCGGAGAGGACAGGTGAGCTCATCAGAACACCCTCCCCATCGAGAAGGCCGCATCACCCAACGACTTATCCAGATCCGTAGGCTGAGTAGCCGAGGAGGCATCGTTGGGGTAGAAAGAAGGTCCGTCTGAAGAGGAAGCAGGCACCCCAGGCATGATGGTATCACCATTGATCAGACCCTGCATCAACGTCTCAGCCTGTGCCCTGAGAAGGGTTGCGTAGACGTTGACGTGTTCCTGATCTTCGGAGTACTGCCTGTTGTAGAACCAGGACACATACTCCATCGCAATGACCGACTGAACTAGCGGGGGTGTAGTTGCGGTGTCGAGCCAGGTGCTGGTGTCGAATGATTCACTCAGACGACCCAGCACCTGGTTCTCGATTTGTGCCAGGATGTCGGCGTCCAGCACGGTGATAGGGAGCTTAGTCTTCTCTCCCCATGCCTGCGCTTGTGCTGGCGTAATCCTGGCCATCGGTTACTCCTCGGTCGTGGTCGATTCCTGGCTGTGCAGCGCAGGATCCTCGTTCACGGTCGTCGGTTCGACGTTCTCGACAGGCGCTGCGTCAGGGTTGGGACCCTCATCCTGAGTCGCAGGCAGGTCGGCAACCGTCTCAGGCGTCGCCGGTCGACCGTCAGGAAGAGTAGTGCCCTGAACGCCCTCAGCGTTGGTCACAACGTCGAGCGGACCACCAGGCCGTTCGCCGCTCCACTCTTCCTGGTCGGTCTCCTCCACCGAACCCTGCGCGAGAAGCTGGTCGAGCTCGGACTGGCTCAGACCGCTGTGCTCGTCGCCTTCCATCACGATCTCGTCGCCCGGCTGGAACTCGGTGCTCGTCCCGTCGCCGTGACCGTAACTGATCTTGGTCTTTGCGAAGTAACGCATCCTTCTCCTTCCCTACGCGACGGCTGCCTGGATCAGGTAGCCAGTGATGAGCAGGTTGCCTTCGATGCCGACCAGCTTGAGGTCGTAGCGCCGACGGCACCTGATGATGTCGCTCGCCCGAGGGTCCTCGCGCCAGCGGTCGATGATCTGGGACTGCGAAGAGCCAGCACCCTTGCCGTTGTCCCGAGCCTGACCACCGCCATAGCCCCACACGAACTCGTACCCGAAGCCGAGCTGCTTAATGCCAGGCTTACCGGGGACGTAGGCGAGGATGACGTCCTTGCCCCACATGTAGGTCATGTTCGCCGAGCTGACGGACACACCCGCTGCAGCAGTGGAGTACCCGACGCCCGGGACCAGGACACGCTCGATGCCCAGAACGGACGAGATGATCTCAGGCGTGAGGATGGCCCGCTCGGAGTACTTGATGCGCTCGATGAAGTCCGGGTGGTCCTCGAGCTGGGTCATCACCTGATACGGGAAGATCGCCAGGTTCGGGTTCTTGAAGATCTTCGCGTTGATCGCACGGACCCCGGTCTTGATGTCCGAGATCGGATTCGACGTCGCGTAGTTGGCGCTGTTCCACTGGTTGCCACCAGCCAGGGTAACGGAGTTACCCGAAGCGTAGTTACCAATGGTACGAGCCATGTTCATCATGTTCAGTTCGCGACTGAGCACGATACGCTCGGTGATCAGCTCTACTGCGTCCTGATCGGGCGAGAGAGGAACGTCAGCATTCTGACGCTCTTCATCCGTGACTGCGATCTGCAGGGCGTGCTCGTTGGCGTAGTACGAGTCCGTACTGACCTTCAAGCCAGGGATCTCGTTCGCGACGGTGCCCGGAGCACGAACGTCGGCCGCCTCGACCTTGAAGAACTCACGGTCGTAGATGTAGTACTTGTTCGACTGCTTCGCCACAGGAACCATGGGGAAGAGCTCCGGACCAACGAAGCCCATGTCCATGGGCCACTGGATCGAGATGTTGGTCAGGACAAGATCGACGTGGACGGAACCGGACCCTGACGGGCTGTAAACGGCCATTATTCACTCCCCTCAGGGTCAGCTGGAGACTGCCGCACCCGGCGTCAACAGAACATCGATGACCTGACCAGTACCCGAAGCACCAGTCAGCGCGATACCGGCCTGCTTCGTACCCGCAGCACCTGCAGTCACGAAAGCACCAGTTGCATCCACGTACACAGGCGTGTAGATGGTAACAGCACCACCAGTCACACCGCGAGTGATACCCATGATGCGAACCTCAACGGTTGCCTTGCCCGTAGCAACCTTCGCAGCATCCAGAGTTTCCTGGTAGACACCCAGAACACGCGTAGATGCCGTCGACGTGATGACGGAAGCACCAGTCGCATCGGTAGTGTCCAAGGCTGCAGCGAACCCGAAGGCGACAGTAGCGGCGGAGTTGACCTTGAAGCCCTTGTCAAGAACATAGTTCGGACCCATGACTTACCTCCCCTCTCAGTCGCCGACCAGCACGCTGGCGCGGTAGTCCTCGTACAGCTTCGGGTTGCTCTGCGCGACCGCAGTGACAGCGTCGACGTAGTTGACCTTCTTCTCGGTCATGTACTTGTCGACCTCGTCGCTGAACGCCTTCTTGCCATTCACCGCGTCGCTCGTAGTGGTACGCGACTGCCCAACCTCGTTGAGCTGGACGACTGCCTTGCCCTCGACAACGGCCTTGAGCAGCTCCACAACCTTGTCGCTCAACTCCTTGCTGCCACAGGCCAGCAGGATGGGCTCCGCGAGCTCCAGTGCCACAGGCGTGAGAGCGAAGCTCTGACCAGCCGACAGCTCGGTGAGAACTCGTCGCGTCTCCGCGAGCTTGTTGGCCGTCTCGAGAAGAGCCATCTTGTCAGCCATCTGCTTGTAAGCAGGCAGCTCCATCAGCTGTGCTTCGGTGAGCGCCACCGTGGGCTGCCCGCCGCCCTTGTCCGTCATCTGCGTCTCCTTGCTGTCGCCCGCGCCGGGCTCCTTGGTGGTGTCGCTTCCGTTATCGTCGCCCTCTTCGTCCGCCTCATCCTTGGTCATGTACTGAATCGCACCCAGGATCTGGTTGTGATCAGCATTGGGCGGGAGACCAAGTGCCGTGGCCATCTGACCAAGCGCATCATCTACGCTTGCAGGCGAGACAGAAGAGACCTGCGGGTCGGTGCGCGTGCCGTTACCAGCACCATTGTCAGGCGTAGTAGCTGCTGCGGGAGGAGAAACAGTCTGCGCCTGGTTTGCCAGAAGCTTGGCCATTTCTTCCGACAAGTTGACCGGCTGAATGTTCTTCAGGAACGGTCGATTCGTCAGAGCGCCACCGAACAGGACATCAGAGTGCGTCACACCCTGATTGTCCGTCCACTCATCCTGGTACTCAGGCGAGAAGTAGCGGTAGGCCTTCTCGGACAGCTTCTTCTGTGCCGTAGGAGTCCACTCTACGAACAGATAGAGCCCGTCGCTACGAGCCTCAGCCGCCTTGACCCAGCCAGCAGCTTCGTCGGAACGCTTCTTGTGATCGTAGTCGATATCGAGATCAGTACCGCGAACACGGTTCTTCACGTTGTCCGCGAACTTGATCACGCGGCCGGCATCGACCTTGATCTCGCCGTAGGAAGGGTGCTGATAGGTACCGATAGGAAAGGCCTGGATCCAGCCCTTCCCATCCGAGAAGGTGTGACCCTGAAGGTCGACAAGGTAACTGAACTGTTGAGTCACTTGCCCTTCCCCTGGTAGCCTGCGGACTTGGAAACGGCGGTCTTCTTGGGCGGAACCTGTGCCTTGCCCTTGTTCCCGACAGCCATCTTGCCACCAACGGGGGGCTTCCCCTGCGTCTTCGGGAGCGCAGCACCGGCACCCTTGGCTAGCGAGTTACGAGCCGCCGTGGTTGCCTTGGACGCACCGGAACCGGTCACAGCCTTACGGCCGCCCTGCGCAGGCTTCTTGCCAGACACCGTCGTCTTCTTGGGAGCAGCCATGGCGTACCCCTTTCCCTTGTCTTAATGATAACACAGTGGTCCCAGTGGACGCAACTGTTCGGTATATACGTTACTTACCGCTTCTATCAACGCCGGCGTTCCCCCTGGGCACAGATACCACAGGGCGAGGATTCTGCCTTGGCAGTCCGGCTGGAGAAGGCTTAGGCGCGCTAGGTACGTTACTGCCAGAGGCACCGCGCTGTTGGTTCGCGGGAGCAGGCCTCTGACCAGGAGCAGCAGGGGTGGGCGGAGGAGCAGTTGACTGGCCGAGCTCAGGAGCACCCTGCGGGTTCCCAATGTTGCGGGCCGTCTTGGGATCTGCCGGTGGCAAGTCGAACTCTTCACGCGCGAACGTCTCGAGGTCGTCGTCAGGTGTAACGATGCCTGCACCGACAGCGTTCCTCAAGGTGAAGGACATGGTACGCCAGTCCTCCTGCTCGCCGATGCGACGTG